CGCACCGCCTATGCCCTGCCCACCAAGTATGCCACCAAGTAAGCCTTGTGACTGCTGAGGTTGTGTTGGTTGATCTGCCATAGACGCACCGCCTTTTCCATAACCTTCCCAAGCACCTGTGCCTTGGGTTTTGAGAATGTATTGACCAATCTTGTCCTGAGTGGCCTTGTCAAACTTTTGCTTAGGGTCAATACCTAAAGCCTTAACCGCATCACGCAGCGTTGTGCCAACAACCTGATAAGCACCAACTGGTGTGGCTGTGTAGCCAAGCTGACTTTTTACCCAGCGACCATACGTACCACTTGGGTCTGTAAAATCAATCACATCGCCGACAGGCATCTGAGAGACTTTTACGTTAGAGAACGCTCCATCAGGGCGGTTGTGATAGCCAAACAAAGCATCATAATCTCCGCCGCTTTCGCCTGCGAAGATGTTTTCCTGATGCTGTTCCCAAGTAAGTGCCATGCTAAATAAGCGCCGTTAGTAGACCCATAGGATTAAATGGTGTGCTTGTTGTGCCTGTCGTAGATGTTGGAACTTGAAGGCCACCAAGAACACCTTGCATTGCACCCAATCCCTGAAGCGGTGCACCAGCTGCGCCATAATATTGCTGACGCGCTGCATCAATAAGCTGCTGCTGAAGCTGACGTTGGAACGCGCCTTGCGCACCGATTGCTGCTTGTGTTTGCTGACCCATGCCAAATAACTGACCGCCAATTCCAGACAAGCCACCCGCGCCTGCCTGCTGAACTCCTGCCGCGCGGAATGCTGTATCCATAGCTTGCTCATAAGCACGCTGACGTTGTTGCGCTGCAATGTCTCCAGCCATGCGACCATATTCGCCAGCCATGACACCTTGCGCCACGCCATGACGTGAGCCACCAAACGCGCCAGCTTGTGTGGCCTGTGCGCCTAGTTGGTTTTGCGACATCTGCTGTTGGCGCATAATATCTTGCTGCGTGCGGTCAATGACCTCACTTGTGTATGGCGACATGTAAGGCTGAGCACTTGGCTGGAAGCCTGCTAGGTTGCCATACGTTTGCCCTGCTCCGCGCATTGCTGCGGCTGAACCTTGGAATACGTTTTGGGTTGGTTGGTTTGCTGCTGCACCCATTGCCTTAGTTTCCTGTAAGTTTGCCGAATAGTTTGACTATTGGGGCTTCGCTAAAATCTAAAGAATAGTTCCCGCTTGGGCCAAGCGGATCAAAGCCACCAGATGACACAGGTGCTGCACTTCCGCGACCTGTGGGCATACGAGAACCCTCATCTCTATACTTAGCCTGACTATCTAGAAACGCCTGAACATCACTACGCATCCTTGGTGCCGCGCTTACAGGGGCAACGGGTGCAGGTGGCGTTAATGGCTGAGCGGCTGCGCCTGTGATCGGGTCAAACCCAGTCATACGAGCAAAGTATTCATATTGATCTGGACGCTGCTCTTTGAGGCGCTGCATGTCGGCAGTAAACATAGGGTAAGAGCTATACCCCGTCATGCCACCTGTTGTGACTGTAGGCATTCCGCCCATGTCTAGCTCTGCGGGAGCCTCCAAGCCAAACGCGGATGCCATAGACGCAACATTGCGTGCTGCCGCAGCTTCCGCTGGGTTAATCGCTGCAACGTCAATACCTGTGTACGGTAAACGCCCAACTTCATATACTTCCCTAGAACGCTTAATCGCTTCACGGGCTGCGTCCTCATACCAATCAGGTAACTTTGTTTCTTGGACCTGTCTACTGCTACTGCCGCCCATACTAAAACTCCAAATGCATTGTTATAGAGCGAGGCTTCCAGCCCACTTTCTCCAGAGGTTTCTGCCATCCCAAACGACCATCAAACGAAGCGAAGGAACAGCCCTGCAATTTTGCCCATTCTTTCACATTTTCAGTCATTTGTAAAATTTCATCCAATTCACCGCCCGCGAGGAACACATGCAAGCACTTTGTGTGATGGTATACCACTATTTCAGTCAAAATGCACCCACGCTCTGCAGGCCATAATTGCATCTTACCTTCAGCGATACCACGTGTTACTTCATCCCACGTATTTAAGTTACCCGACCTATCAAGAGCCGCCTCAAGCCAAGGGCGGCAATGCTCTATCACATCTATCTTTTCATGCTTAGCCATGTAACCTCGTAATCGCAATTGTTGATGCAGGCGCAGCAGGTGCGAACGCTGTTGCCACTGTTGCATCCAAAAAACCAGACGTACTATCTACGGCCCACATGGCTTCTAAATAATCGTTAGCATTTACATCAAAGATCGCAGAGCGTGACACAACTAAAACAGAGCCGTTTTGGTGCAGAGCGTTTTTCATGGTTGATCCCGTAACGTCAGTTCCGTTAATGCGGGGCCAAAACCAGAAGTTTACTGTGCTGCTAGAGGTTGATGCAATTTGAGCGGAAAAGCTAATCATGTACTGACCAGCTTCAGCAAAGACAATGCGCGATGCTGGTGTTCCATTTGTGACACCTTCGGCAATGCTAGAAGTATACGTTAAAGCATACGCTGTGTTTGTGGCTGCTGCTGTCTGGTCTGTCGTGACTGCGCCAGCGTATTGACCATCTTCCAAAACGATCTGCACGAACTCGCCATCCTTGGATACGACGGGATACTTGTTCACGTTGTCCCACAAAATGACGCCGTTTTCCGATGGGTTGTCATCAGCAGATTTAAACGCCAACTTTGCTAAGTTACGTTGTAAATAGAGCGAAAGCTGACGGCCCCATTGCCGCCAATCGGGGCCGAGTGGGGGAATGCTGGGGACAGGCATTAGCGCTTACCTGCTGGAATTGCGTCAACCCGCATCACGCCAACACGCCAGTCTGTATCAACTGCACCCTCAACGCGCATCCTGAATTGGCGACCTGAAAAGCGCACGTCCGTGGGATTTGCAGGAGAGTATGGGCCGTAAGTAGTTTCCGCTGCATTTGGGTAAAAACGTGTCTTAAACTCTACGCTTACCTGACCTTGTGTCTTTTCGTCTGGAATAAGCTGCAATACGTTCATCGTCTGATCGCCATTGCCTATAGACACTGGGCCAGTCTCCGCGAAAATAGTTGCGCTGTCGTAATCGTTGCCGACCTCATGCTCGTACACAGTCTTATCTGTGCCAATCATAAACGGACGCTTAAACACGCCGCGTGACACGCCAGCCGTGCGAGAAAGTTCGCCAATCGTCCAGTGGCCCTCGATGTAATCAAACGCAACGTAACGATCCACCTCTGCGCTGCCGCTTGATGCATAGAACCACCAAACTTCGCCATACTCGGTGTTACTCCAAGCCCAAACTTGGCTTTGCTGTTCGCGGTTGAAATCGTCAAATACATAGTCATGCACTTGGCATGGCAACTCTTGAACAGTATTGCCAGCAAACGTAAAGAAGCCGCGCTGCCCCATCCAAAACACGCCCTGATCCACATCAACCGCTGCCTTGCGTGATATTGCACCACAGGCAGTCCCGACACGCTCAAAGCCAAACACAAACGGTGGCCCAATGTATCTTGCAGCGTGTGCGTCTGTATCTGTAATTATTAGTGTCTGACCGCGTGTACGAACGCCCTGCATAATCTGACCAGCAGTTTGCAACTCAATATCGCCCGCTTGGTTTGTTGAGGACGCCGTCCATGTTGTGTTGTCTTCCTGATCGCACCATTGAACCTTACGCGGATTGCCGCCTGCGCCCAACGCGAAGAGGAAGCGTTCTTCTGTTGTCACAAGTCCAAGGTTGTTTATTGGCGCGTTTGATATTGCCGCTGCGTCAGTTGCCGCACCAAGTTGCCACTCCAGCAAACGTCCGTCACCGTATGAGCATGCAACGAGATACTCGCCCCAGTTATCCAACGACCAAGTGTTGGCTTCTGAGTAGTTTCCATAGTTTGGACGCTCAACGCCGTAGTTGTCATCGCCGTAATCGCCGTATCCATAGCCAGTGATAACTGCCGCCGTTTCCAAGCCAGCCGTCAAATCAGACGGCGTGATGTCGTATAGCGTCCCGCCGCCCACCATCGCTTTAAGCTCATTATACGAACCACCAGCAACATATGTGGAGCCGTTTAGACTTTCCCAAGCATGCATGCCGCGAATAATGTTTGTGCTAAAAGATGCCTTGCGCTCAATCCAGCCTTTAACTGGACGTAATGAGCCGTCACGCCAACGCACAAGCGATCCGTCACGCCATCGACCCGCCTGCTCCAAGTCAGTGCCGTTGCGGTAGAAACCTGCGGGTATATCTAGCGGTATTAATGTCATGCCACCGATCCGTAAACTGTGCCGTTGTCTGTGTATGTCGCTATAGCTGTACCAGAGATAGCTGCGCCACCTGCTGCGCCACCACCGCCAGCAGCACCCCAGCCACCGCCGCCGCCTGTATTAACCAACGAGCCAGCAGCGCCAGCATTACCGCCTGCGCCACCGTTTATGCCATTACCAGTAACCCCTGCACCGCCAGTACCTGCGAGTATACGACCGCCGCCACCGCCGCCACCGCCGCCAGCGTAGCCGTCTGTACGGTTTTCCCCGCCTGCACCGCCACCACCTGAACCACCGCCATAGCCAGCGCCGCCCGTTGCGCCACCAGAATACCCAGCAGCGCCATTAGAGCCAGCCTGCCCGACTGCGCCACCAGCACCTCCAGCGACAACATTCCTTGCACCATTGTCCTCACGTATACCTGTCCCACCAGCACCGCCGCCAGCCCCGCCGCCGCCACCAGCTATTGCAGAATAAATACCAAAAACCGCACGAGCGCCACCGCCACCGCCACCTGCTATAAAGGCTCCAGAGGCATTGGTTAGGGTCACGCCAGTAGCATTATTTACAAGCGCTGGGCCTCCCGCTGTAGCTGAAGCATTATGGCGAGCGCCGTTACCGCCTTTGCCTATTATGTAGCCGTTGTTAGTAATAGTAACTAAGCCGTTTAGACTGCTTGGTATAGTTAAAGCGCCAGTAGATGTGCTGTCTGACCAGATATAAACGCCAGACGCAATAGTGGCTGCGATAGGAGTTATTCCGTCCCATCCTAGCGCAGTTGCGTAAGTCGACAAGTTCATCTCTTGCTGATTGCTGGTAATGGTAAACGCAAATTCTGCTACAGCGCCGTAAAAGTTTGATAGGCTGATTGCGCCTGAAGTAGG